TTGTGAATGGACTAAAACTTACGAGTCCTAGGAGTTTAAATGGCTAATACTACTTCGGGAACAACAACGTTCGACAAGACTTTTGCTATCGAGGAGATAATAGAAGATGCTTTCGAACGTATCGGATTAAATTCTGTAGCAGGTTATCAACTTAAATCTGCTAGAAGATCTCTTAATATCCTATTTCAAGAGTGGGGTAATAGAGGTATTCATTATTGGGAAGTAGGTTCAACCAATCTAGATCTCATAGAAGGTCAAGCAGACTATGATTTTTTTAGATCAAGTGGTGACGGAACGTCAGCAACAACCACAGATCCAGCTAGCGTGTTTGGTATGTCTGATGTTCTCGAGGCACAACTAAGATCTAATAGAACTCAGACAACACAATCAGATAGTCCTATGACAAAAGTAGATAGATCCACGTACGCAGGATTCTCAAATAAATTATCCAAAGGCACACCTAATCAATATTGGGTGGAGAGATTTATAGATAAGGTTACGATACACATTTATCCAACACCGGATTCTTCAAATGCATCTAAAGATATGCATTTCTTTTTTATAAAAAGAATACAGGATGTCGGGGATTATACAAATGCAACTGATGTGCCATTTAGATTTGTGCCTTGCATGGTATCAGGACTTGCATATTATCTATCACAAAAATATCAACCAAATCTAATTCAACCCATGAAGTTAGTTTATGAGGACGAATTAGCAAGAGCATTAGCGGAAGATGGATCAGCTTCAAGCACACACATCACGCCTAAAGCTTATTATCCGGGAGCATAATGGCAAAGTACGCAACAGGTAAATACGCACGAGCAATATCAGATAGATCTGGTTTAGAATTTCCATACAAAGAAATGGTTAGAGAATGGAATGGGTCCTTTGTGCATGTATCTGAATTTGAACCAAAACAACCACAATTAGAACCTAAACCTATGAATGGTGATTCTATATCTCTAAGACATGTAAGACCAGATAGAATAGAAACCTCTGTTCCTTATTCTTTACCTGAAGATGCTTTTGAAACTCTTTCCTCTGGTTCTGGTGTCATTAATGTAACAGCACCTGGTCATGGTTTAACGAATGGTTCAACTCAAAGATTTAGAGGACCACCTTTAGCTATAACTGGATCTGGTGGAACTTTTCAATTTGCAAATCCCAAAGATTTTGATGGAATAACAGGTGCTAATATTGCAAAAGCAACTGGTTACACAATTACCACTGGTATATTTAGAAGTGGTGCAAGAATTAGCACAGATTTTGCTGTAGCAAATTTCTTCTTCTTTACAGTTGATACAGATACTGCTACAGTTGGAGAAATTAAAGGAGGAGGAGTGGGCTGTTCTGTTGGACCAGCCACGTTAAGCGCATGATTAAAAAATTTTTGAATTGGATAAAAAATTTATATACACCTAAAGAGCAAATGGATGCACATGAAATTATGTTACATCCTAGAGGTTTTTGTAATGAGCATAATAAATACAAACACCGTTGTCCTAAATGTAAAGAATTAGCGAGGATAGGATAATGGCTGGATTAAGTGCATCAGGATTAAAAACACAGATTAAAAGTTATACGGAAACAGATTCAAATGTTTTAACAGACGCTGTTTTAGAAAATATAATTTTAAATGCACAGTATAGAATTTTTAGAGACGTGCCTATCGATGCAGATAGAAAACAACAAACAGGTAATTTAGTTGCAGGTCAAGAAACAATTAATGCGCCAGCAGGAGCAGTTTTCATAAGAGGTATACAAGTATATGATTCAACATCAGCCACAACTGGTGCTAATGTTTGGTTAGAAAAAAAAGATGTTACTTATTTACAACAATATGTTTCATCAACAGAATCCTCTAAAAGAGGACAACCTAAGTATTATGCCATGTTCGGTGGTGCCACAGGAGAATCAGATACCACATCTGGAAGAATGATGTTTGCTCCGGTTCCTGATACAACATACAAATTTAGAGTGCATTATAATGTAATGCCTGCATTATTAGAAAATGATGACACCAACTATATCAGTCTTAATTTTCCAAATGGACTATTATATTGCTGTTTATCAGAGGCGTATGGCTTCTTAAAAGGCCCGATAGACATGTTGACATTATATGAAAATAAATATAAACAAGAGGTACAGAAGTTTGCTAATGAGCAAGTCGGTAGAAGACGAAGAGACGACTACACAGACGGAGCAGTTAGAATACCGATTAACTCAGCAAACCCGTAGGAGAATAAATTATGGCAATATCATCAGCAATCTGTAACAGCTTTAAACAAGAAATTTTAGTTGGTACACATAATTTCACTGCATCTAGTGGTGATACTTTTAAAATAGCTTTATTTACGAGTGATGCATCTTTAGGTGCTTCAACTACAGCTTATTCAACATCAAACGAAATTTCAAACACATCAGGATCTGCATATTCTGCAGGTGGTGCAACATTAACAAGTGTTACTCCAACTTTGTCTGGATCAACTGCAGTTTGCGATTTTTCAGACGTAAGTTATACCTCAGCGTCTTTTACAGCAAATGGTGCATTAATTTATAATGATGATCAATCTGACAAAGCTGTTGCTGTTATCGCATTTGGTGGTGACAAAACAGTTTCTTCTGGAACATTCACAATTCAATTTCCAACAGCAGACGCGAGCAACGCAATCATTCGTATAGCGTAAGGAGGCACTCCTTATGGCATCTACCTGGGGTACTAACACTTGGGGATCAAACGAATGGCAAGATGATGTCATTAGCGTTTCATTAACAGGTTTATCTGCCACTACATCTTTAGGTAATTCAGAAGAGTTTAACGAGACAGGTTGGGGAAGATTAACTTGGAACACAGCTGATTGGGGCGAAGGTGCAGATGAAACTGTTTCTGTCACTGGTTTAGAAGCAACAGCCTCTCCAGGATCTATCACTGTAGGATTTACCTATCTTCTTGAAATGATAGGTTCTAATCACTCAATGACAGCGAGTGTTGGAAGTCCAACTGTTATTGGTGAGATAACTGTTCCATTAACAGGAGTATCAGCAGAATTTGCAACTCCAACCATGTCTTACGCTGGAACTTTAGTTGGTTGGGGTAGAGATGGTTGGAATGATAATTCTTGGGGAGAATCTCCTGATCAAGTTATTCCGTTAGTAGGTCAAGAATTAACTTCAAGTGTTGGTTCTCCTACTTTAGAATTTGCATACGAATTATCTGGTCAAGAAGCTACAACAAACGTTGGTAGTGCTAGTTTTGTAATTAGTCCAAATGTTGCTGTTTCTGGACAATCTTCTACTTCTTCTTTAGGAACTTTAGGAGTTACTTTTGGTGTAAGCACTGAACCTGTTACAGGGATAGCTGCAACATCTGCTTTAGGAACTTTAGGACTAGAGTTTGGTCCAAGTGATATTACTGGTGTATCTGCAACTTCTTCTGTTGGAGATGTAGAAATTGCACCCGTTGAATTACTGGATCTAACAGGTGTTTCTGCAACCTCTTCTGTGGGATCAATATCACCTGCTGACGTGGTTGGCTTAACAGGTGTTTCCTCTACTTTTTCTATAGGGTCTTTTACTGTTACTGATGTAACTCAAGGATTACCCACTGACCCTTTAACTTCTAGCGTGGGAATATTAGGAATACAGGCTTACGCAAATATTGACACTGGTTCAAATACATCATATAGTAATGTTTCAACAGGATCGAATGATACATATTCGGATGTTGCAACTGGATCAAATACAAGTTATACTGACGCTGCATAGGAGATAAAATTTATGGCATCAACATTCACACCCCTAGGGGTCGAACTTCAAGCAACTGGTGAAAACGCCGGTACATGGGGGACAAAAACTAATACTAATTTAGAAATTATAGAACAGATTTCAGGTGGATTTACACAACAAGCTGTTTCTGATTCAGGAGACACTGATTTATCTGTATCAGATGGTTCAACTGGTGCAACTTTATCTCATAGAATGATTGAGTTTACAGGAACTTTAAGTGCTGGAAGAAACGTAACAATACCAATTGATGTCCAAACTTTTTATTTTTTAAAAAATTCTACAAGTGGTTCTCAAACTGTAACTTTTAAATATGTTTCAGGATCTGGTAGCACTGTAGCAGTAGCTAGTGGAGTAACTAAAATTGTATTTGCCTCTGCAAACGATGGCACAAATCCAGATATTATTGATTTAGGTTTTGGTGCAGGTGATGTAACACTTACGGGAACACAGACTTTAACAAACAAAACTTTAACTTCACCTAAAATTGGTACTTCTATTTTAGATACAAACGGAAACGAATTAGCTCTTTTAACAGCCACAGGTTCTGCGGTTAATGAATTTACAATCGCAAATGCAGCAACTGGTGGAGGACCCACTCTTTCATCAACAGGTGGTGATTCAAACGTAGATATTAATATTACTCCAAAAGGGACTGGAGATGTTGTTCTTGCTGGAGACACTGTAAAAGTTGGAGATTCTGGAGCGGCTGCAGTTCTAACTTCAAATGGTGCAGGCACTCTTACAGTTACAACTGGTGGTGCATCAGACTTAATTTTAAATACAAACTCTGGTACAAATTCAGGTACAATTACTATAACAGATGCAGCTGATGGAGACATAACAATAGCTCCTAATGGAACTGGACAAGCTAAAGCAGTGGATGCTGCTGATGCTACAGGCGCAATCAAAATAGCTGGAAAAGAAACCATATGGGTGCCAGCTGTTGCGATGTATGCAAATTCAACTAATGGTGCAGAGGCGGCACAAGTAGAATTATCAAATGGTCCAGAAATAAAAGTTTTAGATTTTGATAAAGATTCTGATGAGTTTGCACAGTTTGCTGTCGCATTTCCTAAATCATGGAATGCAGGAACAGTGACTTTTCAAGCTTTCTTTACAGCAACATCAACAGACACTGGAACTACTGCATGGGGATTATCAGCAGTGGCTTTAGCTGATAGTGGAGATTTAAATACAGCTTTTGGAACACAAGTCGTTGCTACAGCAAAAGCACACAGTGGAACATCAAATGATTTAGATGTTGCAGCTGAAAGTGGAGCAGTAACAATAGCAGGTTCTCCTGGTGCTGACGAATATGTTTTCTTTCAAGTATCAAGAGATGTATCTGCGGATAATTTAAATGCTGATGCAAGATTACTAGGAATTAAATTATTCTTTACTACAAATGCTGCTAATGATGCATAAGCTTAATCAGAGTAGAATATGAAACAAATTGGTAATAAACTTACATCTGGAAAAAACACAAGAAATATTGAATCAAAAAAACGTAAATCTTTTGGTTTTCAAATTTTAGGTTTTGGTTCCGGAGGAGGTGTATCATTAGCACCATACAGCGCCAGTATTTTAGTTATTGGTGGTGGCGGCGGTGGCGGCGGATCCACTGGAAATAATGGAGGTGGCGGAGGAGCAGGAGCTTTTAATCCTGCCACTGTAACAATAGATTTAGATACAACGTACCCTGTAACAGTTGGGGGCGGAGGTGCAGGTGGCCCTCCTTCATCAGGTGCGGGAGGAAATGGATCAAACGGAGGAGACTCAGGTTTTAATTCAAGTGCAACACCAGCTAGAGGTGGTGGTTTTGGCGCTGGAGGAGGTTCTCCATCAGGTGGTTCGTCATCAGATCCTGGAGGAGGATCTGGAGGCGGTGGAGCTAACCCAAATAGATCAGCTGGTTCTGGAGGAACTTTTGGAAATCCAGGCGGTGCTGGTGGATCGCCCCCACAACCAGGCGGAGGTGGCGGTGGTGCCGGTGGTGCCGGACAAGCATCGGGGAATGGTGCTGGAGGTACTGGAAGCACAACACCACTTATACCTGGAACTTTCGCAGTTGGTGGTAGATCAACAGGGTCAACTCCATCAACAGCAAACACTGGTAATGGTGGAGAGTGTCAAGGAAAATCTAATAGAGCCGGTTTAGCTGGAGGGTCAGGTGTTGTATTTATTGGTGTGCCATCAGATCATCGTCCAATAGTAACCGTATCCCCTGGTTCAAATACATTAGAAGAACAACCAGATGGATCTTTTACTGCTAAATTTATTACGTCAGGAACTTTTGTCACGGGAAGTTAATATATTTATTTACAAATGAATCTTGATAATCATTTTTGGTATTTTCAAAGTGCTTTATCTAATAAATTTTGTGATCAATTAGTGGAATATGCGTTGTCTTTAAAAGATCAAATAGGTTTGACAGGTAATATAACAAATAAACCAAGAAAAAAAGATAACAAAAATAAATTATCTAAAAAAGATTTATTAGATTTAAGAAAAAAAAGAGATTCAAATGTTGTATGGCTTGATGAAAGATGGATTTATAATGAAGTGCAACCTTATATTCATACTGCAAATAAAAATGCTGGTTGGAATTTTGAATTTGATTTTACAGAAAGTTGTCAATTTACAAAATATCATAAAGGACAATTTTATGGTTGGCATACTGATAGTTGGGAATTTCCTTACAATAAACCAGACGATTTAAATATACACGGTAAAATAAGAAAATTATCTGTAACTATTTCTTTATCAGACCCAAAAGATTATAAAGGTGGTGATTTAGAGTTTCAATTTAGAAATAAAGATAAACCAAATTTAATAAGAAAATGTCCAGAGGTTAAACCAAAAGGTTCAATAGTTGTATTTCCTAGTTTTGTATGGCATAGAGTAAAACCTGTAACAAAAGGCACAAGATATAGTTTAGTATGTTGGAACTTAGGTTACCCATTTAGATAATGAAAAATAATATGTTTGATAAAAAAGGATATAAAGTTATTAGAAATTTAATTGATTCTAATATAACAAATTTTTTGTATGAATATTTTTTATTAAAAAGAAAAGTTGCAAATACTTTATTAGACACAAAATATATTGCACCTTTTTGCAAAGATTGGGGATATTATGAAGACCCTATTAATGGTCAAGTTCCACACACATATTCTATCTATGGTGATGTGGCTATGGAAACATTATTACAAATTGCAAAACCTTTAATAGAAAAACACACTAATACAAAACTTATTGAAACCTATGCTTATGCAAGAATGTATAAGAAAGGTGATATTCTTAAAAGACACAAAGATAGATTTAGTTGTGAGATATCCACTACTATAAATTTAGGTGGTGACAAGTGGCCTATTTATATTGCTACAAAAGAATCAGATGGTAAATTTACCTCTGACAAATATATTCCATCCAAGTCAAAAGGTTTTAAAGTTGATTTAAATCCTGGTGATGTTCTCATTTATAAAGGTGGTTTATTAGAACATTGGAGAGAACCTTTCAAAGGAAAAAATTGTGGTCAAGTATTTTTACATTACAACAACGTCACTACGCAAAACGCAAAATCTAATGCTTTTGAAGGAAGACCACATTTAGGGTTGCCTTCTTGGTTTAGAAATAGTAAGATTTAAATATGGCACACTTTGCAAAACTAGAATTAGAAATTGATCCATCAGGCTTTACTTCGAATACACTTTTAGTTGTTAAAAATATATTCGTTGTAGCAGATGATATTCCTACATCTAATGGACCACTTGGAGAAAATGATATGCATGTTGATGGTGAAACATGGTGTAAGAATTTTTTTGGAGGCGATAATTGGAAACAAACTTCATACACTGCTAAGTTTCGAGGTCGTTATGCACAGATAGATGGTTATTATGATGTTGCAGCAGATGAATTTATAGATAAAAGAATGTATGCTTCTTGGTCTTTAAATGATAATAATGAGTGGGCACCCCCTGTTGACTATCCTAGCTCTACAACTTATGGTGATCCATCATTAGATCCACAACCACAATACACAGTTTATTGGGACGAACCAAATTTACGTTTTTTAGGTTATGATATAGATCCACAAACACAACTTGAAGGAAATGAATTTGTTTGGAATCCTGATTCCTCTTCATGGTCTGCAACAGGAAGAGTATATAGTGAAAGTCCATATGCCACAGCCAACCAAGGCGGATAAAGATAATTACATTTTAAGTATTGATTGTGATTGGGTGAGAAACGCTTCTCAACACCAAGATCTTTTAGATTATTACATTGAAAAAATTAAAAATGTAAAAGAAGTTTATTTTTCTGCTGACCATCATCATCATTATCCGTTTGTTCCAGCTGATTCTATTTTAGTAAATATTGATGAACATCATGACCTAGGTTACAAAGATTGGCAATATCAAAATATGGACAAAGGTATCACAGATGAGGCCTCATGGGTTTTAGCACTTATTCGTTACAAAAAAATTAAAGGTTATATTTGGGTTTCTAATCATGAGTCAGAGTTTGGAGAATTTATGGAATTAAATTTTGCTAAAGTAAGACTGCTCCCTATTTATAAACGTTATTTTAATTTTAAAAATATAGCTGATATAGAATACAGTCGTGTTTTAGTTTGTGAAAGTTTTGATTATTGGAGACAAGGAAAATATGTTTATTATTCTTTACTTTCAATAGCTAAAGCTATGAACAAAAAAATCATATTTATGGACAATGTTCCTAATGTAAAACAATTGATAAAAGTAAAGTAATAATATTTGCCTTTACGGGGTTACATAAAAGCAATATAGTGGTTTTATATGTTACAAAAAATAGGATTTCAACCAGGTATTAATAAACAAATCACACCAACAGGTGCAGAGGGTCAATGGATTGATTGTGATAATGTTCGTTTTAGGTATGGCACGCCTGAAAAAATAGGCGGTTGGAAACAATTAGGTGAAAGTAATTTAACTGGTGCAGGTCGTGGACTTCATCATTTTGTTAATAGCTTAGGTAGAAAATACGCAATTATAGGGACAAATAGAATTTTATATGCATTTTCTGGTGGTGTATTCTATGACATACATCCAATTAAATCTACAACAACTCTTACAAATGCGTTTAGCACAACTAACGGATCAGCTGTTGTTACGATAACATTTAGTGGTTCTCATGGTATCGGAGCAAATGATATTGTATTGTTAGATAATTTTTCTACAATTACAGGATCTAATTTTAGTGCATCTGATTTTGATGATAAAAAATTTATGGTAACAAGTGTGCCATCAAGCACAACTATTACAATTACAATGCCTTCAAACGAATCAGGATCTGGTGCAACAACATCAGGAGGTATTAGAGTACAACATTATTATCCTGTTGGACCAGCTGTACAAGCAAAAGGTTTTGGTTGGTCATTAGGATCTTGGGGTGGAGAAGAGATTGGAGCAGCCACTACTACTTTAAACGGTGCTTTATTAGATAATACAGCAGGCACAGGTGGATCAGGAACATCTATAATTTTAACAGACGCCTCACAGTTTCCAAGCACGGGCACAAATTTTATTCAAGTAGGTAATGAAGAAATATCTTACACCGGTATTACTGATAACACTTTGACAGGTATAACAAGAGCTGTAAGAAACTCAACAAGGTCCTCTCACTCTGATGGTGCAACAGTTACCAATTCATCAGATTTTGTTGCATGGGGTGAAGCTGCATCAGGAGACTTAGTTCTTGAACCAGGGATGTGGTCACTAGATAATTTTGGTGATAAAGCAATTTGTTTAATTCACGACAGTGCAGTTTTTGAATGGAACTCAGCCTCTGCAACAGCAGAATCCACTAGAGCAAATATTATAACTGGTGCGCCAACTGCATCAAGACACATGTTAGTTTCTACTCCCGATAGACACTTAGTATTTTTTGGAACAGAAACAACAATAGGTGATACGTCCACGCAAGATAATATGTTTATAAGATTCTCGGATCAAGAGGATATAAATACTTACACACCTACAGCAACCAACACAGCTGGCACACAAAGACTGGCCGACGGATCACAGATCAGAGGAGCGATTAGAGGTCGTGATGCAATCTATGTTTGGACTGATACAGCGTTGTTTACACAACGTTTTGTTGGTCAACCATTTACGTTTGCGTTCGCACAAGTTGGAACTAACTGTGGATTGGTTGGACAGAATGCATGTGTTGAGGTTGATGGTTCTGCATACTGGATGTCAGAAAATGGTTTCTTTAGATACGCTGGTAAATTAGAATCACTACCTTGTTTAGTAGAGGATTTTGTATACGACGATATAAATTTAGAATCTGGTAATCAGATGGTATCTGCTGGATTAAATAATCTTTTTGGTGAAGTCATGTGGTTTTATCCAACTTCCTCATCCTCTGTTGTAAATAGAATGGTTGCATATAACTATTTTGATTCTTCACCACAAAGACCTGTTTGGACAAATGGAACATTAGCCAGAACTATGTGGGAGGACTCTGCAGTATTTGGGAGTCCACATGCGTTAGAATATGATGCGTCAAACGATAGTTCTTTTGATGTCGTAGGAAATACAGATGGTAGAACAGTATACTACCAACATGAAACAGGAACAGATCAAGTCAAAGGTGGAACTGTTACAGCTATTACAGCAAACATTGCATCAGGAGATTTTGATATTACGCAGGCAAGATCAGCTCAAGGTCAACAAACAGGTGTTGCAACGTTTAGAGGAGATGGTGAGTTTATAATGAAGATAAGAAGATTTATACCAGACTTCATATCTCAAACTGGTAATACACAGGTCACATTACAATTAAGAGATTTTCCAAATGATAGTCAAACCAGTTCTGCTTTAGGGCCTTTTACTGTATCATCATCTACAAAAAAAGTAGATACACGTGCAAGAGCAAGAGCTATTGCACTAAAAGTAGAGAACACATCGTCTGCTCAAAGTTGGAAATTAGGAACTTTTAGATTAGACATACAACCAGACGGAAGAAGATAATGGCAAAGATAGTGCAGGTATTAACAAGACCAAGTAAAGAATATGACTTACCAACAGCAGAGGCACAAGTAAGAGATCTTGATGCGATTGTAGAAAAATTAAATACAACTTTTCAGGAAGAATTAAAAGATGAGGTAGAAGCTCAAAACTTCTTTTTAAATTAATGGCAAATAGTTTTATAAATAAAAAAGTAGATTTAACGACAACAGACCTAACAACACTGTATACAGTGCCTAGTTTTAAGGCCTCTGTTGTAAAATCATTGATAGTATCTGAGGATGCTGGATCAGGAAGTACGATAACCATAACATTAGTAAATGCTAGTGGTGCTATATTTAATCTATTTAAAGATAAAGCCATAGCATCCAAAGCAACAACAGAACTTTTAACAAATCCTCTTGTAATGGAAGAAGGAGAGGCATTAAAAGTACAAGCTGCTGACGCGAACGAGCTGCACGTCATAGCCTCTATATTAGAAATACAGCCAAGAGAGGTAACAACATAATGCAAGTAATAAAACCAGCAAAAGTGGAGACAACATATAGACATAAAAAAACTGGGGAGCTTTTTAAGGAAAGAAAAGAATGGGAAGCAAAAGGTTATAAGGAAGAAGACATGGCTCAAGACGTAAATGTCATGATGCCAAGTCTTGATTTATTTGGAAAAACAAAATAGAATAGACAAATGGCCATATCAAACGCACAACAAGCAAAACAATTATTACAAGACGGCGGTATGCTAGTCAAACCAGGGTTTGGTGGAGCTAGACAAGGATACCGAAGCGCACAAGCTCAAGAGGCTCAAGGTAGAGGTGTTGAAAGTGGAAACACGGGTGGAACTACAGGAGGTAGAGAAGGTAGAATAGGCGGACAATATAATTCTCCAGAAGGTAGAGCTGTAGATAGAGGTTTAGATACAGATAGAGCAAATGAAGCATTTAGACAAGGTCTTACAAAATCTTTAACACAACAATCTAGAAGAGCTGCTCGTGATAAAACTTTAGATTTTTTAAGAACACCGTTTAGTAAATTTAGATCTTTTTTAACTCCAAAAGAAAGAGAGCAAAGACCAGGCGGAGGAGCAAACATATTTGATGTAGCTGGTCCGGTCGAACAAGATGATGAAGAAACATATGGAGAAGATGGTATCATACCTTATTTTCAAAGACTTGGTTTTCCAACAGAGGCAGCTTATTTAGCCTCACTAAGACAACCTATGTCAGGAGTCCCAGGAGCAACGGCACCTACACAAACCATGGATCTAAATAGAATAGCTTATAGACTTATGGCTGATGGTGGTTTTATAGATGATGAACCAAGACAAGCTTATGGTTTAGGTAGTATTGTTAAAAAAGCATTTAAGACAGTTAGAAAACCTTTTAAAGCTGTAACTAAAACTTTAAAAAAAGTTGCAAAAAGTCCAACAGGTAGATTACTGTTAGCAGTTGCAGCGCCTTATGCGTTAGGCCCAGCTATGGCACAATCACAATTTTTAGCAGGTTTATCCGCTGCACAAAAAGCAGCAGTAATATCTGGCGCAACAACAGGTATCACGCAACTTGCATCAGGTGAAGATTTAGATTTAAAAGACATTGCAGTATCAGCAGCAATAGGTGGAGCGAGTACAAAAATGTTTCCAGGTAAGGTTCCAGGAAAATACTCTGGTGCACCAGATCCAACAGGTGTTGCTGGTAGAGCTAGAGTTGCTAGTGACGTAGGCTCTAAGACTTCTGTGTTTGGTGCAGGAGATGCTTTAGGTGGTGAAATGTTAACAAGAGGAGCAACAACTCCTTTTACAGATTTTCCAACCATGAGACAGATTGGTGTAACAGATATGCCTAGTGTAAAACAAAGTGGTTTAGAAAAATTAATTGCATCTAGTAGAAGAGGTCTTGCTAAAGTTAAGGATAGTAAATTAACAGATATGTTATTAAGAAATAAAGAAACAGGTAAGTTAAGTCCATTAAAAATAGCTAGCCTTGCAGGGTTAGCAGGACTAGCAACTGCAAAAGGATTAGGAGAGGAAGAAGTAGAAGAACAAGATAGAGGCCCAGGCATAGATATAGCTGCAATTAGAAGAAGACCTTTTGATTTTATGGCACCTAGATTCGCTGGTAGTGAATTTGATTTTTATGCAGCAGAAGGTGGTAAAGCAGAACCTGTAGCTAAAAAGGTAATGCCTTTATTAGATATGGATGGTAATGAAATGGATTTAAGAGATAATGGTGGTTTTGTGCCTATTGGACGTATGGAAAAAGCAGATGATGTCCCTGCAAGATTATCCAAGAATGAGTTCGTATTTACGGCTGATGCGGTCAGAAATGCAGGTGATGGAGATGTAGACAAAGGCGCAGAAGTTATGTATAACATGATGAAGAATCTCGAAGCCGGGGGTGACGTATCTGAAGAATCGCAAGGCTTACAAGGCGCAAGAAAAATGTTTCAAACATCACAAAGATTAGAGGAAGTATTATAATGGCTGTAGCTGAACAAAGAACATTACCCGCAAAATTTGTTGAAGATTTAGGTGTAGATCTAGCAAAACAGATTACGGCACAAACAGGTGTACCAGTTGTAACAACTGGTATTGCTGGTATATCGCAACAACCTGGTGAGACAGCAGAAGGTTTTAAGGCAAGACAAGATGCAGCTAGAGCATTTACAACAAGACAACAAAGTTTAGCAGGGCTCGCACCACAGATTGCAGGAAGAGATCCTTTACAAACACAAGCACAACAAGTTGCACAGGCTGGTATAGGTTCTTTTCAACCATTCTTAACAGCAGCTCAACAACAGGCAACAGCTGCAGGAACAGCATTAGGTGGAGTAGGTTTAGGAGCAACTGCATTTCAACAAGACATTGGACAATTTATGTCCCCTTATCAATCACAAGTGATTGATGCAACTCTCTCAGAGTTTGATCGTAATAGACAAGTACAAGAACAACAAATACGAGATCAACAAGCAAAATTGGGTGTGCTCGGCGCTGGTCGAGCGGGCGTACAACTCGCCGAGTTTGGTACGGGGGCGGCAAGAGAACGTGCACTATTACAAGCAGGACTCTTGCAACAAGGTTTTGGTCAGGGAGCGGCGGCTAGACAACAAGATATAGCTAATAGATTTGGTATAGCACAGGGACAACAAGGTTTAGGTAGTTTTCAAGCAACACTTGGAGCACAACAACAAGCATTAACTGGTGGAGATGTAAGACAACTTGGAACATTGGGCGCACTGAACCAAGCGCAAGCACAAGCTCAACTTGATGCACAAAGAGAGGCTACAAGAATGGCAACATTCCAACCACAAGAACAATTGGATAGATTTGCTGGACAAGTTACTGGATTACTAGGTGGATACCCAGCTCAATTTCAACAAACTATTCAACCTAATCCAACACCATTACAAACTGCGTTAGGTGTTGGTACAACACTTGCTGGTATTTATGGATTAACAAACCCAACAAGAAATTTATTTGGATAATATGAATAGAACATTAAAAAGACCAATGTTTAGAATAGGTGGATCAACAGGAACTGGTATCACATCAGGATTAGATAAACCACGAACTAATTATCAATTTGGTGGAGGAGCTGATGCAAGACGTTTTGGATTACGACCAATGCCACGAGTAGGTGGAGGAGCTGATGCAAGAAGATTTTTACCAAACAGAATAATGCCGACGGCATCACCGATGAACACTAATCAATCTATCGCAGCTGCAGCACCAACATTATCAACTAGAGAAAGATTAACACAAGCACTAGGTGCGGGACGAAATAGAAATATGGGTCAATTCTTAACTCAGTTTGGTTTAAATTTATTATCACAAAGTCCAACAGGAAACATATTTCAAACTGCAGCGAC